TATTGGATCTTATTTTTCTTTAGATCATTGGGCGCATAGTTCCTTCTAATAGAAAGAACTGTTCGGCTACCTTCTTCAACAGTTACGATGTAAGGTAATTTTATTCCTGTTGGTTGATTATCAGCACCAACATCTTCGAAACCTTCTAAGTCTAAATTTACATGACACTCTAACAAAGTATAAATTGGTTCTGGCTTACCAGATTTTTTTGTGCCATCTAACTCTCTTTCTTTTTTCTCAACGTCATTTTGAGTTGTGTTACTTGGTGGAGCTAACTCTACGTCAGCATAAAAACCATTCACTTGTTGTTTACGTAATTCATTTTCTGACATTTTAATTACGTGTATTACTGATTCCGCGTCATCCAAACTTGTTGCCGTATATGGCACGACCAGCTCATCTGCTGGTACAAACTTTGATACCACTCTTCCAAGTGGTACATCATAATAAACTTTTTTAAATGTTGAACCTGCTAATGGTAAATGAAAAAGCATAGAATCAAACTCTGCTTCATACTCTTTCATTTCATCCATGATAAGATAATTCATGTAATCTTTTACACGTTGAGCTTGTTGCTCTGTTCCAGGGTTTTTTAGACCAATGACTTGTGTTCTAACTGGTCCATCACTTGGTAATAATTCTTTGTAAGCTTGTGCTTGAAATTGTGTAACAGCTTCAGCTAACACAGGGTGTGTTGCACCTGAAGCTCCTTGAAAAGGTTCTGTTCTACTTTCATATTTAAATCCTAAAAGATCTAATCCTTCTGTGTAAGATTTTTCCCAATCTTTTCTTGAAGCTTTGTAGTCCATATAATTATTAACTAGATCGCCACCGATTGGTTCTAAAATATCTTCTGGTAATATATCTGCTAGATTATCAAAATGATTTTCTGTGCCCGGTACATTTATAGCTCCCGGTTCAAAATCTAAAATCGCGCCGCCGTCTTCCTCTGGTATTACTTCAACGGGACCTTTCTCTGTTTCTTCCTGAACATTAACATCAGTCATCTCCTCTTCAGAAGGTAATTCAACTTTAGTTCTTGTGTTCGGGAGTCCTTTATCTATTTCTGCCATTTAATACTCCTATCCTTTGATACCACGTTTTAATAGTCCTGACAAGCCTTGTGAATCTGGGTTCATGGATCTTATTTGTGGACCTTCATCTATACCACCAGATAAACCTGCAATACCACCACCTGCAAAATTTGGTAAATAATCTGCTATAGGTGATTGTAAAAATCCACCTACTTGTTCTTGTCTTTTAGTTGCAAGATCTGCTTGATCTTTAGCTACTCCTTGTTTAACTAATGGTAGTTGATCGAAAGCCGCTACTCTTTCTGGTATAACCTGTCCAGTTTTTTGATCAATAAATTGTTTTGTAACATCAAATAAATCTCGTTCTGCTTTTTGCACCATCTGTGGATACATGAACATATCATCTGGTCCCATAAACTCATCAGCTCTTGCATCTTGTTTTTCAAGTGCTTCTTGTTTTTCTAAAAGATCTTGTGCACGTTTAATATTAGCAGTATCAAAACCCATCTCTACTGCTTTATCTAAAAAAACTCTCTTATCAGATTTACCAATTAAATTAAATGTTGCGTCTGCTATAATATTTTCTGGTTTCTTACCGCCTTTGTATCCCATGTATGCTATTGGTAATGCAGCCACAGCCTCGAACGCCAAGGCTCCTGGTCCTAGAGTGCTAGTAAAAAGAGATCGTGCTGCATTAAGTTTTCTTGCAGTATTTAAAGTTTTAACAGCCTGTGGGGCTTTGCTGGTTTGAACTTTAAAAAGATCCTCTTGTTTTTTTATATCATCAACATAAGACATTGGATCATCACATCTACCAAGTCCACCACTACTTGCTGCAAATTTACATTTAAAACCAAGCTTTCTTAAATTAGCAGCGATTTGTTTAGGAGTTCCTTCTTTCGCTTGAATCATACTTTTTGCTAAAGCTGGAATAAAACTAGTTTTTTTAGTAACGGGAGCAGCAGAACTTTTAAATATAGGTTTACCTGTCTCATCTGGAGTTATAGTAATCTCGTCTAAATAACCACCATATTTTTTACTAAAATTATTTTTTAAAGTATTCATCTCTTTTACTACAGCTGCTTTTGCATCTAGAGATTTTGAGTTTTCAAATTTTGAAATAAGATCTAACATTGGTTGATCAAACTGTGATCTTTTAATTGTTGCATTAAATTTTTCAGAAGTGGGATTTAGTTTTATATATTCTATCTCATCTGCATATCCTAAATCTATTATTGATTTAGGTATTTTATGATCAAACATAATTGATTGTGATAAATTTAAAGTTTTTTTAGCTTCAGGCCATTGATTCTTTTGTGCTTGTTTAACAGCGTTAGAAGCCTCTCTAAACATTTCTTTATACTTAGGATCAACCCTATCTTTTAAAAAAGATAACAAAGCATCTGTTCCTAAAAAAGGTCTTTGAAAATTTTTAACATTTGTTAATAAATCTTCATTTATTTCATTAGCAATTAACCTAGCTATTGGGCCTTTAATAGATTTATTTAAACCAAATTTTTTAAGAACGGGATCATTAGCAAATAAATTTCTTATGTCAGGTGTTCTTCTAGATCCTGGTTCAGGTATTATATTTTCAAATATAGCTGTAATTCTTTTTCTAACATTAGGATTATTATTATAGATTACAGTTTTAAACATATCTTTTAGTTGTATGGAATTAAAAGATACAGATGTTCTAGTAGGATCGATTCCTTGAGATGTTGCCATGATTGTTTTTATAAAGTCATCACTAAAACCTTGAATACGTCCTTTACCTCTTGGATCGGTAATGTTTGCTTTTATTGTTTTAGTTATAAGATTATTTTTACCAAAAGTTCTAGCAAAAGATTTTTCAAATTTAACTGGGTCAGAATATCTTTTAGCATTTGTAGTCAACCATTTTTCTGCTTTTTTAAAAAATTTATCTCTATCTTTAAATCTTGTTTTTTGTGACATTGTCGTTTTTTCTAATTCTAAAAAAGCATCTCTATCATCAAGTATATTTAAAATAGTTTCTTGATCTAAACCTGTATTTTTGACAACAGTGTTTAAACGATCTTGATCTGTTTTTATTTTTTGAAATATTCCAGCTTTTGAATCTTTAGGTGTTAGTAACCCTTGTGGATTATTTTTACCTTTTTCAAACAAAATTTGAATATCATCATCTGCATATGCTTTAAGTATAGCATCTGAAATATTGTCCATAGCTTTAGTTGTAAATTGTCCTTTTCTACTTCCAACAGGTTTAGCATACCCCTGCCTCGTGCCACCAAAACCTGGTTGCACCAACATACCACCATCTGCTTTTGGATTACGTCTGTTAAACGCGTTGAATAATTCTATCTCTTTGACAACTGGTTTTGGATCTGGTCTTGCGATATCTGATGCAAACTTAACTTGTTTTTTAACACCTGATCGAGTCAGGTATGCCATCATCTCTTTGTATTCTTTTGGAGTCATTATTCTCCTAACATTCTAGCAATACCGCCTGATGCAAACTTATCCTCGTAATCATAATCTTGTGCCTCGCCCTGTCTTCTAATGACTGCATCTGATTGAGCTTCAGGATCTTCTGTTATAGCTCTAGCCTTATCTCTTCTTTTTTTATTTTGAAGAATCTCTTTTATAGTGGGTTTTTGACCTGTCGCATATTCTTTCAGTTTCGATACATCCGAATCAAGATCTCTAATACTCGTACCACCAACTTCATCAACATCTATCTCATAATCATCTGGTCCATATGATCTGCCAACCGGACCTGACTCTGCTGTGGTAAATTCTGCTGTTGGTCTTGGATCACCCTCATCTGGTAATGGTTTTTTATATTCTAATTGAACTGGATCTTCAAAAACATTTTTATCACTTTCATACTCAACTCTTACAGCACCATCGTCTACGTCTTCTGTAACTCGGACTACTGAACCATCGTCAAGTGTTTTCTGGTGAATAGATTGTCTTTCACCTGTTGCAAATTTTTCAGTGACATCATCGCCTTCTCTGATAACTTTATTAACTAATGCATCAAACCATTCTGGTTTGCCAGCAACATCATCTGTTTTGATAATAGGAACCTGTTTAACCTTTTGACCTACTTTAGTTAATTTAAAAAACTTACCAACGATAGGCACAGCTGCCATACCACCAAGTAATTTTAAGAAAGTTCTTCTAGTCATGCCAGAGCCTTCTTTAAATTGTTTTCTAAAAGTAAATCCAGCGCCTTTACCTTTTTTGTCTTTACCAATACCAAACTGTAACTCACCTCCTAATAAATTTATAATTCCACCTAAACTTTGTTTGTCTAAATTATCTATATTAAGACTTAGTAAACCTTTTTCAGTTAATGGAATCTTTGCACCCTCTACTCTTATTAATCTTTTAATAATTTCTTTAGCTGCCTCTCCAGGATCGTTTGTTTCAAACATAGGTCCCATAGGTCCCTCTTTAGGACCAAGAGTTATACTTGGCGCCCCTGTGCCATTAGCAAACCCTGCACGTCCACCTTGTGCAAAGTCTTCATCAAATCTTTTTTTAGATAATGCATCGTATGCCTCACCATATAATCTTGTTCCCTCTAAGTCAGGGAGATCGTCATAGACCTTCCCCATTCTTTTTGCCATTTCCTCTGCAACCAGATCTGCATCAACTCTTAAATCACCAGAGAATCCTGGTGATACATTATCGATTGCTTCTTCAATCATTTTCTGTCTTGCTCTTATTCTAGCAATACCCTCTTTGTTGCCTTTTTCTAATTTCTTTTTAATCTCTGCCTCTGTCATGTCTCTTAACGATTCATCTGCGGATTGTATCGGAGCTGCGATATCATCAGGACCGCCACGACTACCTGGTGGTGGTAGATCATCTATCATTGATGAAGGTAGTATTGTATCTCTTGGATCAACATCATCTGGAAGATCAATTTCTTTACCACCCATTATATTTTTAGTATTTTTTATTTCTTTACCTTCAAGATCAAATACTTTTG